CATATCGCGCCCAAACACCTAAGCTCCACAGCATTATAGTCAGCTATGATAAACTTAGTGCCCTTGCTAGGTACGAATAGCTTCCTGAACCACTGTGCCTTTGGCATTTGCTGAAGGTTAGGTTTGCTACAACTTGTCCTTCCTGTGCGGACAAGTGGTTGGTACCTAGGGTTCACACGGTCAGTCTTTATCTGCTCAACAAAGTTTAATAGCTTCGCCTTTGTAGTCATGTCTTGCCACTGCTGGATGAACACATGCTTGTGCTCTGACCAGTAGTCCGCACTAGTAGTTATCTCACCACTCTTGTCTGTCTTAGGTATGCTCTTGTCTCTAAGCTTTAGCTCCGCTGCAATGTTCAACAGGTACACACGAAGTGCTTTGCTATCTACGGAAGGAACGCCTGTTGTGTAGTTGTACATAAGCTTGCCTAAGAATTTCTTACGCTTGTCTCTCTTGAACAACGCTGGATAATTCTTATCTAACCATTGTACGATATCATTTATCTGTAGTTTTATTTCCACGCCTATGTTTTGTTGTGCTTCAGTATCAACCTTGATACCAACCCTGCTACAGTCTGTGAGTGCGATAGAACCCTTAACTTGTGTGTGGTGTGTTAGTGGTCCGTGCATATCTATTAGACAATTGTTGTGGTTGGATATGTGCACAGCAACAGGGTGAAGTTCGTTGAATAACTCCCTAGTAACAGCACTATCCTTAAGAGCATAAGCAAGGTATTCATCAGGTATATCCTCCATTGGTTGTCCTAGAAACTTAGTCCACTCTGTCTGTAAAGATTTGTCCAGCTTAACTGACAAGTAGTGCTCGGACAGGTCACTAAGGCTTTTAGGCCTTAGTGGACCGTCCTCCTCACCATTAGCTAGCCTGACTAGGAAGTCTAAAATCATTGTATCCCAGACTTTGTTCTGCTCGACCATAGCCTTCCACATACGAATCTCTTCAACATACTTCAGTGCTGCAAACACAACATGGTAATCAAACGCAACATTGTGTGCTACTATATTGCACCCGCTCAGGTAGATCATTTCAACCCAAGCACCAACCATGTCTGGTGACACAATGTAGCTACGCTTGTTGTCACTGAATGTGAGCACGATTAATTCTGGTATCATCCCAGGCTCAATCATTGTAGTCTCTGTGTCGAAACCAAAAGCACCATCACACTTAAGGTGTTGGCCTCTCCACATATTTGTCTTTAATAGTATCCCCATCTATAAACTCCTCTGTTGCTAATTTCTCTACAATGCACGCCCACAACCACCAAGGTAGTACGACCAGCGGTTCCTTGTTGTCAGCTTGCACATGTAGAATATCATTCTTTCCTAGCCAGTCATATAGCTGTTTGAATCCGGTAGACCTACACTTAACCTCCCCGGTCCATTCGTGCAAGCCTGCCTGAATCTTCAAGTCACCTTTGTAATTTGCATCAGCACCACTTAGTGGTACTCGATGACAAAACACACCGTGTAACTTCATATAGCGGTGCACAAACTCACGCTCTCTACGCATTCCCTTATCCCTAGAAAATTTCCCGCTCATAGTTCTGATCGTCCTTTCCAATGTAGGCGGGTGTCGTGCCAGTTCTCACCTTCTTCAAACTCAAAAGCCCAAGAAGCTTGTGCAGGTGCTAGGTTGTTTTTAACCTGACCTAGAATTTTATCATTACTATCTTCGTCCTGAATCATGTACAAGCAAACTCTAGCAGCAGCTACAACTGCAATGCTTCCTGTGCCCTTGTACATCTTGTTTACCTGACCCTGTGACTTGTTCAGGTGGCGTATCAGAAGAACACTACAGCCTGTGCGTTCTGCCATCTTGCTGATAGGCGTTAGAACCTGCCTAATGTTCTGATCCTTGTAAGAGTCAATGTCAGAGTCTAGGAAGGCTAGGAACGGATCTAGTATTACCAAGACTATTCCCATCTGCTCAATGATGGCCTCTAATTGTGCCAATTTTTCAGGGAATGTTGGGTGGTAATCCCAGAAGAAGACTTTGTCTAGATTCGCGCCCGCAGCACGCATCCTAGGCACTGTAATACGCCCTGGGTCGTCTTCCGCTGACAGAAACAGCACAGAGCCACACACAGGCTTGTCTATCTCTCCGGGAAACGGTGTGCAGGTTGTAATACGCATTGCAATGTCCGCACACAAGGTGCTCTTACCTAGGCCGGGGTCACCTTCAAGAACACACAACATGCCCTTAGGTATCCAACCCTTCCACAGCCAGTCCACAGCCACCGTCTTATAAGAGCTAGCAGGCCTAACACCTTCAACAATTGTGTTGCCGGGCAAGCTAGCATGTATCGTTATAGCCGATCCAGCAAGAAGGGCATCATCAATGCCCTTCTGTGCTGAATCCCACATTTCTATGAATGTGGTGATTCCTTCAGACTTGCAGGCAAAGAATAGCTCCATCATCTGAGTCTTCACAGCGTCATTAGTTTGCCAATCCATATCAAAGGCAATGTACACTTCCTTGCATTGCCTTGACCTAAGCACAGGCAGTGCTGTTGCCCAATTAGATGTTCCAGGCACACCTATAGTAAGTGTCGTTTCATCAACGCAACAAGCTATGTCAGCCTTCAGAACACCTTCAGTGATTCTAACTCTCTCACGGTCTTGTGCACTCCAAGGCACATGGCAGGTAGTCTTGGCTTGTGCGTCACCTGAAAACCAAATGTACTTGGGAGTACCACCTGTGGCTATCTGAAACCCACGGATTCTCATGTGGGTATCTGTCACAGGTAGTAATATTCCCTTAGTTGCTTTTATTCGTATGGGCTGTTCACCTTTGCGTGTGAACCCTGGAACACTTAACAGGGAGTCTCCATACAACTCAAACAACTTTAATACACTGCGTCTAGTGGCAGGACATGATAAGGAACGGTACCCGCCTAAAGTAACCCATTCCTCAGTTAGTCCTCTTGCAACAAGCAAGGTACTATCACTAGACGACAGTTCGCACAACTGAATCATTTCCTTATACACTTCGTGCCACAGATCAAGGTCTGGGTCTGTGAATAAGTCTTTCCATTCTAGATTTAAGACATCCAATATAGCTTTTGGCTTACAGCCAGCGTGACAGTGCAAAAGTATCTGTCCGTCACGCTCTCTAATACTCAACGATGGTGAAGAGTCGTCATGAGAGGGGCACAACGATTTATATTCACCACCGCTGGTGGTCACTCCCTCAAGTAGGTTTAGAACCTTCTCCAAGGTGTTTATCATTCCATTTTCTTTGCTGATTAAAGACATCCTCTATATCCCCCATGTCAATTTGATAACCTGAAATTTTGTTACATTCTCTAGACAAGTGCTCTGCTGTTAAAGACAGTGTGTGGGCAACATCTGCGATTGCTGCCCAGTACGCCGCCGCATTAACTAAAAACAAATCAGATGTTTTATCTATCTGTTTTCCATCTTTAACGAACTGTGCCATTAGCAGGTCAAAAGCATCTAGGCTGTCCACTTGCACCTTCCTTATACGGTTACCCCAGTGGGTGAACGCATACGAAAAGATCCCAAATGCTTCTACTCTGTCTGATCCGCTTTTAGCCATGTTCCTTTTTAGAGATCGCCCGTCAGAGCGATCTCCCTCCATATAGGTTACTAACTTAGAAAGGCGTTTGATATCCACTTTTTCCCCTAGCTACTTTAGCAGTTTGCTTCGTGGGATTGACCGCCGTATTTTTCTTAGGCGGAGTAGGAGCCAACGCTTCGTCTGAATCATCTTCCTGAACATCTTTAGATTCCTCCTGAGTTAGTTTGCGTTGCTCATCCCTGAACAACTTTGCAAATATAGACATAGTTTCCGCAGCTAGTGGCTTCGCATTGTTAGCGGATGGGAACATACCCAACCTCTCTCTAACAACACCGTTCTGGTCTTCTGCGTGCTTACAAGAGATACGAACCTGAACACCTAACAGACCTGACGACTCTTCGTGCTCCATACCAAGTCCTTTGATATCGTCCTGGGTGTACCCAAGTGAGCGTATGTTTTTAACTGTGTAAGGCAAGGCCTTGTCAGTCAACCACATCAGAATCTTTTTACGAACACCTTCGCACTCAACATGTTGTTTACCTGAGTCCTTACCATCACGGAGGACTACATCAAAGACAACACACGGTGTGCCCTTATCGCCAAGTGCGGTAAGGTCATGCCCTTCGATCTGGGCATTATAATTTCCAACAGGCAACATCTCGGACATAACTACTCTCCCTTATAAGAATTAACAAACTGAACTGCACGCTTAAATTCCAACTCACTCATTGCTTCAAACGATTGGATACCCAGGTGTTTGCACAACTTTGAAACTGTGATACCCTGTGTACCACAGCTTGTGAGAAGCTTGTAACGATCTTCCAAAGAAACTTCTGAGGATGGCACAAAAGTCTTCTCCTGTTTCTCGTCCTCAAGTATGTCGTCTTCACTGTGAGCACCTCCTAACTCTTCATGAGTGTAGTACGGGAATGCTGTGAGGTCAGGGCAGTAAACCCTACCACCAGCAGTGATACACCGTGCGAACAACATACTCTTTGGGAACTTAGTCCACACTTCCTTTGTGGTCAACCCTGCTTTCTTGGCATCATCCCAAGTAAACTGGTGATTACCTACCACTTCCTTGTCTTCAAGAAAGTCAACTGAGCACTCTAGTGGTGTCAGGACTTTTACCCGGTAGTTATACCGTGGTCTAGATTTTTTAATAAGTGCTGCAATGAAGTTTGCAGAAAATGTTGGCGTACCCTGAATTAGTTGTATAGCTTTCAATGATGCTGCCGCCCCTAATCCTAGTTCCCTGCCAACTTGTATTCGCACCATCGCAGATGCAGCATCTTTAACATCTTTGTAGATGCCCGATTTGACGGCAGCTACAGCAAATCTTTCCATGTCAGACACATTAGCAAATGTGTCAACAGGTACAACATTAAAATTACTCATCAAAAGGACTCCCTGGAGAAGTGGGTGGATCACCCGCAGAAATATATTCACAACTTGAGTAGTGCACGAACACCACCTGCATTTGGCCTGACACAGTAGAATCTGTTTGAGTCACTGTCAGAGGGCCGTCTAGTTTTACTAAGTATCCCATCGCAGTACTATCGCCGTGGTAGTACGGAATCAAAGGTGAGCAAATCTGTCCATGCAAAACATTGTCAGGGTGCTCTCCACTCATCCCCCAAACATGCACCTGTGAGTACAACGGATAAAACTCACAGGAAGACAAAGTATCAGCCATTCTATTCTCCCATTAGGTTATAGTGATCGTCATCGTAACTCTGCATTCGTAAATCGTTTTCCTCGGTAGGATCATCGTAGTCAGGCTTAGACCTAGACTCGGACTCCAGTGCGTCTTCCGCACTGTCGTCCTCAGACTGTTGGTATTCCCTAGGGTCGTCACCGTGATCGTGTTGATCAAGGTCGTAGTCATTGTGGTCAGGTGGACTAAACATTAGCTTCCTCCTCTGCATTAATTTTTTCAATCAACTCAACAATCTTGCGATTGCATTCTTGGTCACACCATTCCAAGGATAGAACAGTTTCCTCAAACCAATTAGCCATAAGAGGTGGGTACAATGTGTAGTCTTGTACCATTTTGCAATCATAGGTTTTGATCTCAATCTTGAAATCAACTTGCAGGTTGGAGCTAGTCTTTGTCGAAATGATTTTAAAATGACTAGCCTTGGCAAGACCTAAAATCACAGAGTAGAATCTATCCCATTCGGTTGCATCGTAACGGGTCTTCTTGTCGAAGTCGTCCATAGCTTTTACAACATAATCAGAAACAAAGTACTTTACTGCCATGACTAATCTCCCTCAAAGATTTAGTGTTCCGTGTGTCGCTAAGTGCTTCACATAAACTTAATCTACAATCTAAAAAGCAGACTGCAACCCCAGTTGCCAACATTTTGTCAAAGTATTTTTATGATTGTTGTAAGTACTTAGCAGACATGCCTTTAAACGAAAAACTATTTTTAATATAGCTATAGCTAAGTATAAGTTAGTATTTCTCTTCAGAGAAATACTAACTATAGCTAATAGATATATATAGGTATAAAAGCAATTACCGTGCCAATGGTAATTCTGTCAGAAAAGTGTATGCGTTTTTCTGACAAACACCGCATGGCAAATGCCTATTTTTATAGTGTTTTGCCATATGATCACGAAACAGATTTCGTGATCATAAATCTAAACGCATTGTGGTGCCATTGACATAGAAGCCAAAACCTGCGTAGTACTTTTCCAGGGTGGGTGAGCAATCTAAAATAATTTTAAAACATCCTTTTGTGTGGCAGTAATTTATTGCGTGCCTCATTAGCATCTTGCCAATACCTTTCGAACGCCACGCCTCAGCTACAATAAAATCATCGATGAATGCGTAAGGTAGTCTGTAAATCATTTTATCTACTAATTGGACTGTAATACTCCCTAATGGTTTACCACAGTCACTGATGTACAAAAAAGTAGGACAGGAGCCAGCAAAGCTCCTGTCCAAATAACACCTTTTCATCTCTTCTATAGTCGTGAAAACAGGTGCAAATTCATTGAGTAATTCCACATAGTGGTGGTCTAAATCATGTAGGTCGAGCCTTCTGATGTTCGAGTTGTTGGACAAATGATAGCTCCTTTAAAAAGAGTTCTTTGATATATCCTTCGTTGGGTCGCATCTCTACCAAGGCTAGCCTTTCATGTAATTTGAACTTATCGGCATCTGAATAGGATACATAGTGTGCTACCTTCGCGCCTGTCACACCTAGCTGGTGTTGCACCTGGGGGTAGTAGTATTTTGGTATCCATCCTCTGAGTGCCTCTGAGTGTGCCCTGTCGTTAGGGCATTTAATCTCTACAATCAATCGACCATCCTTGGTGATACCATCTAGGCTGGCCATGAACCACGGAAACTTTTCGTGTTCAACACAGGCTGGCTCAACCTTTAGTCCTGTCAGGTCTTCGTACATCTCACGCACAATAGGCTCTAGGCGTTTGCCTCTAGCCATTCTCTCGTTCTCGTACTGTTCAGGTATAGTTCCTATTTTTTTTCCCATTAGCTCGTCTGGCTTGCACCAAGGGTTAGAACCCATTAGTACAGCAGCATCAGAACCACCTACCCCGCCCTGTCGCCATCTCAACCACTCTGAACCGCTCTGATCTAAGGTCACATACTTGCAATTCAACATGCTTGTTGTCCTCGGTGTGATGAAGCGGTAACTCCAGCTCTGCACGAATTTGCATTACCCGAATTTTTTCGGGTGAGCCGGGTGGATATACCGTAGGCAGGTACGGGTCTATTGTACCATGCCAGTCATACACACGACTAGACTGCATTAGTAAAATACCAAGATCCGTCTTTTCTTCTAGACATTTTAACCTTGTTTTCTGGTGGTGGAATTAGAGAGTGTATATGTTCTGCAATAGCCTTAGCCACAGTAGGCCTTGTGCGCGATCTGTCCGTTGCCCTCTGTGCTGATGGTGCCTCTTTAGGAAACACCTTGCCACTTTTACCACGCATCTGATTATCCCAAAGGCCGTTAGCAGGCTTAGGCATAACCTGGGTTGGCTTCATGGGTGGCACATTGCGTGTGTGGAACCTAGTGTGCTTTGACTCGGTTGCACCGTGCTGGAATGGTTGGATTCCGAAGCTAGACTTCTCACCAATTATCCTTGTTGCGTGTCCGTGCATGACAGGGTTTTCTAACATCACCCTATCGGCGTGCGGTGTGTTCAACATGCGTTTAAAGTCTTCCGCATCCCTCTGCATGTCTTGCATTCTAGTTGGGTACGCTAGTGTACCATCAGCTTTTTTTTGTGTTAGCCTGCTTACTGAACTGTTAGCCATGTTCGTGCAGGTAGGGTGGCCTAGAAGCATATCCCAATGGTGGCTACCGTCTAGAAGATCCCAGTAGTTTCCTTGGTAGTGGTTTGTCTGGTCAACCTCGTTAGGTTTAAAATCAGCAGTGGTGACATGGTGCCCCAACGCACGCAAGTGCGATGCGACACCATTACTACATTCACCAGCTATAAGCACTTTTCCCATTAGGCTACATTCTTCAGTGCACTGCGTAAGCCGTAAGCAGCTAGGGCAGCTAGGAACGATTGGCTAGCTTGCTCAATCTGACCTTGCGAGAATTGGTAAAGTGCTAAACCAAGTAAACCAGCACAAGCCAAGTATGTTTTAAATCCAGCCATAATTAGACTCCTTTAAGTTTTTTAAGTTCTTCCTCAACATCAATTACCTTAGACTCTTTTGCTTTCTGTGCTAGAAGCTTTCGCACGCCATCAATAATTGGGTGGTCCTTAGGACGGCAGGTTTCCCTTGCAATCCAACCACCTGCAAAACACGCAATAGCAATAGCAATAGTTATAATGCTCATTAGTCATCACTCCTTCTAAAAAAGAATACAGCCAAACCAAGTGTAACAACGATAACAACAACCAACAGAGATCCCTCTAGGGTAGCTCTGAGATCTGGATCACCCCCCTTCCGGTAGTTAGGGTCCACCTTCCGTAGTGCTGTTGCCAAACCTACTGCTCCATCCGTGTAGTCGTTCTGCCTGTGAACCACTGTGCCGTCTGGAGATTGCACATAGATTGCAATCTCACTGTTAGCCTCAAAGCCCACACCATTGACCGCCCAGTGGTCTTTAGGGTAGTCTTGTACTACTGTGAAAGATCTAAAGTCTGAAAGTGCAGGGTCGTTGTATAAGTCATCGCGCACCTTCTTTCTAATTGCGTCTGAACCAATTACAGTGATTCGTATAAACTGACTATCGTCAGGTATACCTTGGGTGCCCATAAGCAGAAGTGCACTCTCCTTAGTGATACTCCTACCGTTGTGGTAGTAGCTCTCAGGCCTTCCCTTCATCTCGGATAACTCAATACCATAATTAGCCATCTTTTTTATAGGAAATAGGTCTAAATATTTTTCTGGTATTGGGGTAGGAAGTGTGGACTCCTTGAAGTTACCCTTTGAATCCATCTCCAGGTAAACTCGTTCAGGCACCTTGTACACACCCACTTGTACAGAGTCCTTGTATAGTGCCACCTGACGAGAATCGTCAGTCGGCACCCAGCTAAAGTCTAAAAACATAATCACAGCAAATAGTAAGTTCATCATATCTCCTAGTGTGGCACAGGTGGTGGTGGTGGTGCGAGCCATACAAAGGCCCAACCGTTAGAATCGTTAGTCCATCTACTTTTAAACTCTTCAGGTGTCATCCAGATTAGCTCGCCTGCTGTGCCGTTATTATCCCATATTGCTGCCCACTTGTCGTCTAGGTGAGCCAAACACACCATGTGGGCGATTGTGCTCGAATATCGCACTTTATCACGCCCTGAATAGGTCACAGCTGGAAACCTACCCGTCTTGAGTGCTAGCTTAAGCAGGTCTAGTTCTTTCCCTTCATATTGCACATACTCAGGCGTGTTAATTTTCTGTACCTGAGAGTACTCTTTTAGTTGTTTGTCTACCTTGGAGGGGTACCCACCACCTGGCTTATTGGCACACCAATTGCGTAGGCCACGAACCTGCTCTAGGTTCTGCCACCTTCCAGCCATCTCAATAGAAGACATAACGCACATACCCGCACCGTCCACATGCGAACCAATGTTGCTAATGTGCTGTGTTAAAGGAAAGTCAATCTGTAGCGGAGTAGAACCGTCAGGCGCGATAGAACCACCTAGAGTAATAGACTCAACTGAGCCTTCTAGGTCTGTGCCCCAAGGTCTTTTAGGCTTAGGCACATCTGGGATAATTGGTAGTGGTATTGGTGGTACAATTTTTGGCCTAAGAAGTGGCATTGGGTCAAACTTCAGGTTCCCAAAGTACACCTCGTTAGCTGCTATAAGGCCTACAGCTAGAATTAACATGCCGATTACCTTGTTCATGATGATCTCCTGTTAGTGAGAAGAAACAACACAAAGAACGCAACGCCTCCCATTGTAACTCCGTCCTTGAATCCCCACCAATATATTCTATCAATAGTCCACTTTAAAGGTAGTAAAATATCCTCTAAAAGTTCAATTGGGGGTAGATCCTGTGGTGTCATGTTCGCTCCATTTCCCTAGTGGGCACTTCTCAGTGATCCAGCTAGCTTTGATTTTTAAAAAACATCCACAAACTCCGCATTTATCGAACTTTTTAAATTCACAGGTATTGCAAATATTTAACCTGTTTGCTTGCACTTCTAAAGGTACTCGAGTGCAACCTGAAAAGCCCCATTTAGCTACAGAAGACATTAAAGAGCTAGCTTGTTTCAACATAGGCGGAACTTGTATCGGCTCGTCATTATCCCAAGCTGCTCTAACTCTAGAGTTGTGGTGGTAATGCCAACAGAGTTGGCACTGGGTGTTATCCCAAGTGCTGTTGGGTATCACATTATTGCATGTGCAAGGTCTTGGCATTAGAGGAGTGCTCCCCAAGTAATAGAAGCTGTATACACTACATCATCATTAGATGTCCATTGATAACTGTTAGTTCCGTTAGGTGTAATTCCTGTGACCGCTGGAAAGTATCCTCCTGGTGTTATAGGTACAGCAGTACTAAACCCCGCCGATATACTACTCATTCCCCAATAAACTATACCTTCCGGAGTTCTAAATACATTCATCAAATCAACACCCTGATTGCCAGCCATATAATTCAAACTCATGTATCCGTTAGTTACAGTGCCAGCATTCCAATTACCGGGGTTTCCGTTGGACAGTGTGTCTTCAAATGTAAAATTAGTAGTATGTCCAGGGTAGCTAAGTGTTGCCGTAAGAGGCACACACATTGCATAACTTGCGGAGGGGTTTATTGCGTTAAATCCAACGCAATACCTGTTCCACGCATAGCCATTCCAATACCACGCTCGCCCATGAAAGCTATAAATTTGGTTTATGCTTGGAGATGTTGGAAAAGCAAAAGGCCCTGTGTTTGTGTTTGCAGGTGCAATACAAGTTCCAGTCTGGATCGGGCTTGGTGTGGGTGTAGGGCTTGTGTTTGTGCAGGATAGTTGTAATCGCCTTTGTACTGATCCTAGTAAGCTATTTGAATAAACATAGTAATTGCCGTCATAGGGGTAACCCCAATCAGTAATACTTATAATCTCGCCTGCATTGGGGTTTAGGTATGCCCCATTCTGTGCGTACACATCCGCAATATTAAAGTCTAAGCAAGTTTCAATTGCATTAAGTGTCCATGTTCCCGCATTGGGGGCCATGAAAACAGCCCCATTATAATCAACTATTTTTGGGCCATCCCATAAATAGGTTAAATTTGTAACTATCCCGAAAGTCCAACCACCCATGCATACATTGGTATTTGGCGGTGTTGGAGTTGGTACTGGGGGAGGACTCGGAGGATTATATATTGGATTATAATTTGTTACACCGCTAGCACAACCCCCATTGTTTGCATAGGCCCATCCTATACCGCTTGTGGCTGTTCCTAAACCAAATGTGCCATATGTGTTCGCTGGCAAAGTAACTTCCACTTGCGAATCTGAAATTACATTTACTGACGCATTAGATAAAACATAACCCCCATAGCCATACACTTTATTTACACCAGTAAAATTACTTCCGTTGATAGTTACTGTGCCACCTGTGGCATAGCAATAAGTAGCCCCGCTATTAGACCCGTTATTAGCTATTGTTGGAATAGGATCGGGTGCTTTTTCTAGCCACACAGTCACAGTTACATCGGTTTGAAGAATTGATGTTGATGCTGCTGTAAAATAATAATAATCATCGTAAGAAGTATCGGGGCATTGATTTTGAGATAACACATACGCATTAGGTTTGGGGGCATTATCTTCTTGGTTCGCATAAGTTCCAACTGTATCAAGTTGCACACTATCAGCGGGCCTGTATGGTACACAGCCTGCGCCATTTTGATCTGGGGCAACATACACTTGTCCATTAGTTCCATAACCATATTCAGTTGCGTACCCACTCGCAATATTCATCCGAATGGGATTGTTTGAATTTGTTCGAGAAAGTGTATTGGTATCCCAATAGTCCTCCCTAGAAATATATATCGAAAGTGCATTTACTCCATCGGCATTATTATTTTCACCAATAGCAAAATTAGGAGAAGTCGAATACGGAGTTACAACACTAGTTGTGAGATTATTAGAAATCGGGTAAACTAAAGCTCTTTGAGAACCCTTCCAGATACCACCACCTCGATCCCAACCCGATCTACTGTTAGGAACTCCTCGCAAGTTATATAGTGAGTTTGAAGAAGCATTTCCATTAACGGCAAGATAGCTGACATATCCAACTACATTTATCTGATACCACATTAGCCCTTTAAATCCTGCTGGTGGCGCATAATTAATTGTAACTAATCCACTTTCGCCTACACCGGGGGTCGTGCTTACTTTGCATCTAAACTGTTGAACTAGGCCATCACCCGAATAATCAGCTATTAGTCCTGCTTGCCCCGGCATAGTGGATGCTACCACGCTGACAGTAGGTGGTTCTGGGTCTGCGCCTGTTCTGATAAAACCTAAAACGATAGTGATTTGCAATGGGCCAGCGTTATTGTTGCCAGCATCTTTGGCATAAACTGCGGTTAAATAATTGGTACTTCCTTCAGTAAAATTTGAATTCTCAGTTCCTAGCGGGTATGAGGTTTGAGTGCCACCAGTTATTTGTCCATTTAATAGATTGCGAACCCAATGATATCCCGCAGGAACATCATCTGGTACACCTATTGCAATAGTTCTTCCACCACCGCCTATGGGGGCATACGATGGATTTAAATTAGCTGGCATGATAACTCCTAAGTATTAAACTGCACCCAAGCAGTGCCGTAATATGTGTAAAGAATTGCATCGTTAGTGCTCACCCATCTGTCACCTTGTGCAGGTGAAGAGGGTGCTGTAGAACCCGTACTAAAACCTGTGCTTGATCCACCTCCACCTGCACTAGCTGTAGTCTGTGTGGTACCGTCTGGGTAGGTGATACCCAAGTGAGAAATAGTAGTTCCTAGGCTAGTAGCTGCGTTCCATACCTTCAAGGTTGTACCTGCGCCAGAGTCTAGGTAGAGTGCCCTAGGTGTAGCTGAATTTTGTTCCGTTGTGCGTAGCCAACCAGCTTGCCAGTTAAATTCGTAGCCAATTGAGCACACTAGGGAGATGCCACTGTTGCCACCACGACTAGTGTCGAAAGTACCTTTAGCTATGTACTGTCCTGAGGTGCCATCAAATACTATTGCACCCGTCATGGTGCCACCTGCTAAAGGCAGGTAGTCACCACTACCGCCTCCCCCACTACCTGTTGCATCCGTAGTATTAATCCACTTACTGCTAGCAGTGTCGTACTTTAAAGCTTGTCCATTAGTTGGGGATGTAATTACAACATCCGTTAGATCGGCTAGTGCACTAGCCCCACCACCTCCACCAGTATTTGCATCACCGTCCACAATAAGAATCGGGGTGCCTGTTTGATCTGCAACCCACAATTGCCTATCTGGAATATTAATTGCTATCTCAAATGGTACAATATCCCCAGCAACAGGAGGATCTCCCGCCACTATGCTTCTTCTAGGCTTGATTATGTTTGTAGGTATAAGGTTTATAGTAAGAACAGCGGATGTCATACCGGGTGAAGAGAATGTCACTACTACCTGAGAACCACCGGAGAAGGTCAACTGTGTGAATATTACAAAACCTAAAGCACCACTTTGAAGTGTGGTTGTTCCTGACATTGTTGCACCCTGAGCACTTGCAACAATACTTATTCCGCTCAAAGGTATGTTATTGTTATCCACATCCCTAAACTGCACTTTAACAGGTATTTGCATAACCCTGCCTAGTGTAGTTGTAGTAGGTACCGGAGTAGATGTTACTACTAGTTTAGATGCGTTAGATATTTGGAAGTTGTTTGAGGTTACAACATTTAGATTAACTGTTACAAACGACAAAGAAGCAGCGGCTACATCAAGTGTTGTATTTGTGCTATCTGGTACAATTCCTAAATCAGTAAATGTTGCAACACCGTTTACAAAAGTTTTTGAGAGTGTTCCTGAGAGGTTGTAACCTGTGTTACCCGGTCCTTCTGCAACTAACACTGACCCCACAAACGCAGCATCTATAGTAAACACGCTAGTTGTTGTGTCTAAATCACCAACATGGATTATAGGTTGAGTGCTTAAGGTTGCGTTGTACCGTGCACCTTGTGGGTGTGTGATTATCTTTAGTGTTTTAATAATTGCCATTAGTAGGAACCTCCATCAATCTCTAAACCAGCCAGTGCGCCGCTTCCAGAAGAAGCACCCGGTTGCCACCTGTTGTTTAGTGTGTTCCAGGTAAGTGTTTGACCGTCTGAAGCACCATTACGCCCTATTAAGAGTTCCAAGGTGCTCATATTGTACTCTAGCGGGTAAACAGGTGTCAACACTTCTAGGTTGTCCTGTGGTCGCCATTCTAGTGCTGTTGCATCCCAGCCTAGAACCTGCCTGTCTTGTGCACCAGCCTGTGCTATCCTTAGTACACTTCCTGAAGGTGTGTACGACAGTGGTAGTACTGGGTTTAGTGTTAGAGAACCACCAGAACCACCAGAACCATCTGTGTAGTCTTCTATGTTCTGGTAGGTGCTGCCGTCACTCCACCAGCTACCGTTTGGTGCAATTTCACCATCGTAGATGTACCCTGCAAGATTGCTCGATGTGGCTGGACCGAAACCCACCTTCACATGAATTGTTTTACCGCTAGAGTTGTAAACACAAATTTGCTTAATCACCGTTGCAATATTTGAAGATGTCGTAGGTAGCTTAAATATTGATGTGTTTGCAGTACCTGCAATAACCTTCTGAGTTAGTGTCTCTGTAATTCCCCAAGTGGTCTGGCCTGTTATACCGTGCGACATGGTGACATGCACCTTGTCCGAACTGTTTAAAGTCTGTGTGCCTGTTGGTGCTGTTACTATGGATATTTCATCCATATTTTGATTGTCTAAAACTATTACAGAAGGGTAGCTAAGTAGGAACGCCTCCGAGAATCTCCACACCTTCTCTGATGGTATTGCAATGTCTATTAAGCATGTGTCGGTGTAGTTATCGGGGTGGTCTTTCTGACCAACCCCTTCACCAGCAGCTAGAGAGATGCTTACATAGGTGCGGATTCTAATGCTGTAAACTTGTGCGTCTATTGCGTTGTTGTATAGGTAGATCTCCCGAACCACCCTTGTACCTTCCGTGGTGTCATTTACCAAATTGTTTATATTGTTTTGCTGTGGACTGCTGTAGAAAACACGCTCGTAGTTTTCCTCTCCACCGGGTCCTGGGTATAGGTTGGAGTCTTTTACAAACTCCATCAAGTGAGTGCTAGCCGTGACATTGCACGCAACACCCTGTGATTGAACATACAGCTTAGACTTGTAGCCGAGTATTAGTGTTTTCATATTCCAAAAAAGCTCCTTCTTTGAGATGCGTTGTTAGAGATAGGCCTTAGGCTTATTTGGTTCAAACTGTTTAAATAAAACACACCTAGGGAAGCCAAATCTAGTGACAGGTGTGGGTGTGTGGATGTTCCAATGTTCTTCAACACTAAACCTGTTCCGCTAACGGTCTTTATTGCAAGTGTTGGATTTTCTGTTGTGCCTGTGTTGAATAGTCCACCATCAATGTCCGCTAATGTAGGGTCACTACTTCCAGCAATACCCTGTGCACCTGTGCTACCAACTGGGCCTGTTGGTCCGCGCAGGTTTCTAGGTGTTCCCCAAGGATCTGTTGCACTTGATGTCTTTGGACCAAACAAATAACTACCAATATACTCGCCTGTGGTGGTATTAAGTTCTGTAATGTGAAAATCACCTACATCACCTAATGTTGCACTAGGGTCAGGTGGTATAGATGCGTTTGATGCTACTGTTGCACTGTGGATTATTTGACCAGCCTGTGGGCCTGCAATTCCCTGAATACCCTGCACGCCTTGTGGACCTTCAGATCCTTTTAGCTCAATGTAGGGAGTAGGCCAAACACCTGCTGCTTTAGGCCCGTACCAGCGTATGGTTGTCACACCGTTGACTATTAGGAAGTCACCGTTGTTACCAATGTAGTTGTAGTTGGTATACGGTGGCATCGTGCTAGGATCGCCAGAGTGGTCTACTTTTCGGATAAGGTTTTGTGTTGAATTGCCTTGTGGACCCTGTGGCCCTACCAAACCCTGAATTCCTTGAACACCTTGTAATCCAGTTAAACCAATTGCACCTGTTGGACCAACTAAGTTGACAGGTTCTTGAATAGATGTCCACTTGTTGTTTAGACATCCTGAGCACTTAGGCCCGTACAGATAATGCCCTGTGGTGTCAATGTAAAAGTCGCCAGATCTTCCTAAACCTTGTGGTGGTACACCATCGCCCCAAAGTATGGTAGGCCTTGAGTGGTCGTATGGTGTACTTGCAACCCATGCGACACCATCGTACATGAGTACATTCCCAGACTGTGCGGCAACACCGAATGAAAGAACCTTGTCTGTTGAATTCCAGAACAGTGGTGCATTTGCCGTGATGTCAGCAGCAGGTAAGTCTTTAATTTGCCACGCTAGTGCGGTGTTATTCCACAAAATTGCTTGATCATTTTTTGAACCATCCACTATCTTTATTGTAGATGTTTTAGAATTCCAATCTAAAGGAGCGATTGCATTGATTGAACTTACTGTTGTTGAGTTTACCCAATTAGTTCCGT